AAAAGAGTTTGAATCTAAAGGGCGGTTAATGGAAGATATGAAGGGGGTTAGACGAAGTTAAGATGAAATATACATTATTTAGATTTACAAGATGGTCGTCATAATGGGAAAACAAGGAACAATTTGCAGTTATTGGAATGATTTGCTAATTTCGTCCATGCCTTTAGGAAGACGTAGCCATTTAGATTACATAAAATGTATAGAACAATTTATCCTACATAGTATGAGAAGAAATGTCAATATTAAAGATCTTATTGAATATTCAAGAGCATTTTGTCAAACAATATATAACAAAAAACTAAATAAAAAAAAGATTTCAAGTGAAGAACATCATACTTTCAATATTTCTGTTCTGACACTCATTCGTCTTGAAATTTATGATGAAGAAGACTTGATATTGATATGTAAAAATAAATCACGCAAGACTTAAAAATCCATGTTCATCTTCTGTAGTATATGCAAAATGCTCTTCTTCGGCACTACCTTCACTATCACTATACTTACACTTATTAATACTTTTAGGAGGCACGTAATCCTGATCTAACAAATCCTCAAAATGTATTTGGACTTTGGTTACTAAATCCTTTTTTTTATGAACTTTTAATATTTTTATAATTTCTTTTACATCCGTTGCGTAAATGTTTTCCATTTATGATAGCTTACATTTTTTATTTATAAAATCAAAAAAATTATCCTTCCACGTTTCACATAAAGACTTCTTAGGTTCAGGAACAATTAACTCTTCTTTTACTAATTCTATTTCGTCTTGAATGCAATTCAATGTTTCTATGATTTCTTCCATTTAATATTATAACAATATTTTATTTTGGCTTACTATACGTTTCCCAATTATCTAATGATATAAGTGATGTATGTTCTTTTTCATAACAATATGATAATTTTGTTTGTGTTATTTTGTATTTATCCATAAACTCCACACAAAATTTTGACATAGCATGGTCGCAATGTATTTTACGTTTATAGTTGTAAAAATTATCATATAAATCTTTCAAGACTTCTTTTTTTAGATAAAAGGCTTGAGTACCTGTGATACGTTTATTTTTATTTTCAAGCTTCCCACGTCTATATCCAAACCATATGATATCATAATCATCAAATTGTAAATCACTTAATGATTGAACCATTCGGACATCATCCTCAAAAATAACAACATCTTCTTTACATTCAATACATTTCGGAAGTAATACTTCTACCCAATTCCACATTACAACTTCACATCGTTTATATTTCTGATTATCTATTGTAGCACCAACAACAAGTTCTGTATCTATATCTATCTTTTTAAAATGTTCTTGTGTTTCCTGGGCGAACTCTAAATTACCTTCATGGGTGATTATAAAGCACTTCATTTGTTTTATGATAATATTTTAATTTTAAGGAACATTCCCACCAAATAATGCTTGAATTAAATTCATAGGCAATTGTTTTGATTTTTGAACTTTGTAAATTATAGCACTATTATCATCTACACGAGCAAATGAACCATCTGGATCACATATTGCTGTTGTGATTGTACTAAGTGGTTTTTGACGTGTCATTGTAAATTCTAATGAACTATCTTGGCTAGTAAAAAAATCTCCACTATCTGTACTTTTTAATACATGTGCTATGACAGGAAGTTTTTCTCCACTATCCAAACTTCCCATATAATGAGCGTCGTCGATCAAATCACTTCTTATTGTATAAAAAGGATTTAACATCTGTCTTGGTACACCTTCAGCAGTAATAGTTAATGAATCACTATCCACTATAATTGGAGCAAAATACTGATAAAATGTTTTACCTGATGCTTTATGATCGTGTAATACTAATGATGTTGCTATATTAGGCTTATACATCTCTGCCCCCCATATATTGATATTAAATACAAGTGTATCTTGTGCCTCTACAGATGCCTGTGTTGTAACTCTATTTAATTTTTTACTATTGAATGTATTTATCCTATTTTGTAATGTATTACTAGCACTTACAGGTGATTGTAATTGATCGTATGTAAATCCTAATATTCCCATTAATGACCTATTCCATGTTTCTTCATCAATACCGAAACTTTCTATCGCTATACCACTATGACAATCCATGATAGAAAATGGATATATGTTCTTATTTGGTAAATCAACATTAAGTGCTGTTACTCTTGAGGCACTGGTGTCAAATGGTGTGATTTCTTGCTTTTGTGGATAAGGACTCATTCCAGGACAATAATTTTGACGTCTAGTTCTTTTATTTATTTTATAGACTAATGCTTTACCATCTTTTACAGGATTATTTGTAGCATTACTCCCTGCAGCTCCATCATTACCAAGATATTCAGGTGTATAAAATTCAGTAAATCCAAATCTATCCTTTACACTATCATAAGTTAATTTTGGATTTGATGAACCTAGATAAACCTGATTAATTGTTTGTGATCTATCTACAACTTCAGTAATAGTATCTCCTGCTCCAACATTATCTTGAGACATTAAACCAATTTGTTGGTTTCCTTCCATTTCATTCACACCACTCCCACTTGGTGTATATAATCCTATCGCTGCATTACCATAAGCACTAAAATGAGGATCATATCCAATATGTCTTTTATATTTGTTTTTATCATACTGAGTTGTTGTTACTGCTTCATATCCACCAATAAAAAAACCTGATGCGTTATAATATCGCGAAGGAACACCACCTACACCTTCAGTTGTAATCATTATATTTCCTACGGCCTGACCTGTTGTGCCTCTCCAATTTAAAAATGCTCCATAGGATAATTTCTTTGATGTTTCATTATACTCTGGTTCTTCATAAAATGTATCTTCATCATCCTTAATATATGTTATATACAAAGGTTCAGAAGGAGTATTATATTTAATGGCTACTGACTCTGTTGTTGTGGAAGCATTCATATCTGAACCAAACTCTTTTCTATCTGATGCTAATGTTTTTGATGCGTTCTCATATGCTTGAACCATATCCAAATGTAAGAACCTTGAATTATCAGATGTTAATCGTGGTGTGTTAGTATGATAAACAGATGAAGAATTTCTAAAATCCCATAATTCAGGATATAATTCTTGTGTTTTTAACCAGTCCGCCAAATCTTTACAATTTCTATCAGTATATGTCATATTAAATACAATTCGCATTGTTGACCTTCCTGAAACATTATCATTGCTTACATGTGTGATATATTTATACCGACCACCTTGAAAAATATTTTCTCCCCAATTTTGACGACCACTTTCTACAAAATCAGGTCTTTTAAAACATACATTTTGAAATGAATTCATCCATCTTAATACAGGCTCTAATGGAGATGGTGCTCCACTAGTATAATGATATGCCATAGCATCATTGTAATTAATTTCGTTAAATTGGTTATTAGCACAATTAAATGGTTTGTATGTATCAGTTTTATAAATTGCTCCCAACAAACCTTGTCCTTGAAAGCTGGTGTATGTAGAAGGATTTACTCCATTCCATTGTTCATATTTTTGTATCGCACTTGCGTTTTGTAATGAATTAGTAAATGTTTCAGCAATAAAATCAGCACTTCTTCTTCCGTTTGGTATTGTAACAGATTTTAGTTCCCTGTAAGGATAATAAGTAGCAACAGCAGGATCAATACTTCCATTACCATTATGTGATTCATAAGCAGATGGACTACTCGGTACAGATATATTAGGATCAAAATATGTCATACCATTTCTTGTAAATAATGTGTATTTTGTACCATCTTGTCTTACTTTTAATAATTCACGATTATCTTTCCAAGAATTCGCCCATACTGAACTTGCGTTACGATCTCTTCCATAATCTTCTTCTACTATTGTTCCATTTCGTTGTTGGTGTATCGTAGCACCAGATACATAACTATCGTCACTTTCATAAGCAAGATTTTTATCTGATGCACCAAATCTTCGTGGTAATGAAAAGCAATTTTCACCATTTGTTGTTTTAAAATAATTAATAGTCATATGAACCTCGTTATCATGAAGATTTGCCGTATGTGTATATTTTTCTGTTCTTACAGCACTATATGTATTTAACACATTAAAATAGCCATCATCATTGTAATAATCAAAACGATTGTATGGAATATATTTTATTAAGTTTTCTATTCTAATTCTGCCTTTTAACTGATTACCTTTCAATTCAATTGTATCACTCCCAGCACCAATTTCTGAGATCATAGCACTATGAACTGAAACTTTATCACCAGGATTTAACATAAATCCTTCGTCAACCTTATTCATAAATAAAGCATCATTTGAAGTGTTGCCTGAATTCACGTCAATACTTGCCTTACGAGAACATTCCAATAATCTTAAATCAACATAAGGCTCTGTTTGGACTTGTGTTGCCATTTTAAAAAGGTATATATTAAAAAAATTTATGAATTATTTAGTTAAATCCAGCGGTAAGGAAACCATTCTCTAATGAAGCAACCTTAGATACTTCAATGTAAGTTCTCTGTGTGTATGTATTAGATCCAGCAAGAGCAGGGAGACTATCAAGTTTCGTAGTTAATTCAAGCCCACGTGCATTGACACGACCAGCAGGAAGTTTATATGCTTGGAAAAAGAAGTTGCTAGTAACACCACGAGACGAGTTCTGAACGTTTTGTTCGTATGAAGCACTAGTAAGGATATTACCTTCACCAGCATATTCTTCGCGTGTTACAAATGGAAGAGATCCCATCGCACGAGAAGTCTTATCAAAAAGAACAGCACTATTTGATAAATCAATTGGGAACACAAAGAAATCATTCATACGGATATTAGTCGTAAGAGTATCATTCTTCTTTGCTCCACTTGTGTAATCCTTTGCGGGGGCTATAGCACCATACTTGTTAAGAACAAATCGTTCAGTTCTATTATCATCATTGATAAAAGTCATAACTTTAGTTACAATGCGTCCTGCCCCACCCAAATTTCTGACACTATTCTTAGCATCCGCAACAGATAATGTAGTTTTGGTTAGACGATAATCATTGAATGTAAAGTTAGTCGGTTGCGAGTTGTATGCCTGTAGCTGCTGAGACATGATTTCACCATCATAGAAAATATAATCAGCAACAAGTTTAACTTCAGTTGTATCAATATCAATACTTGAACCAATCGTAGCGTTATTGGAATTTACAGATACACGTCCACCAACCTGACCTTCCCAAACAATATCAATTGATATTTCTTCTTTCATTGCGAACAATGGAAGATTTAATCCCTTCATAAATGGGAAGAGTTCCGCAAGCGTTACAGAGAACACAGGTTTGTTGTTAATATCCAATACAGCATCCCCGTCCAAGTTTCCCCCATCATATTCTAAGTTGTTGCCAAGACCATATTGGTCGGCACTAGTATTAGACTGGCTTCCAGCAGTAGAGTTGTATCGGAACTCGTGTGCCATTTGGCGACCAGACATATATGCTTCGCGATCTCTATTGATTTCGTTAGATAGGAAAATACTTTCAAAAGCCTTGAAGTGATTGTAATCATCAATTTCAGAGATAGTATTGCCTCCGACCTTCAAGGTGCATCTCTTGATAAGTGAATGAACTCCGATATTCAATGGGAAGAAAGCACCAGAACCAGTTGAAGCATTACCTTTCACAGATAAGGTAATACGAGATCCATCGTGTAAATATCCCTTATTTTGTAAAACGAAACGACAATTTCTCTGTGTATTAACGACTGGGTCTAACACATCAGATGTGATATCCATAGACATATTAGATTGAATTGCTCCGACACGGATTAAATCAGGAACATTGCTAGCATCCATTTTTGGTGGTGAAACAGAAAGAGTTTCTTTTACGCCGATTTGTTGTGAAAGATTAGACATTTTTTATAATATCTTGGAATATAAAAATAATTTTAAAAAAAAAATTTTTCATAAGGATTTACTGAACCACTTGCAAGCCTTGAGGACTGAAAACAAGTGTTTGTCTTGAATGGACGAACAAGAAAAGAGCATTTGGACTATCAGTAGTTAAATCGGTTTCCATCTGAATACCAAACGGAGTTGTTGAAAAATCTTCCCCGACACCAGTTCCTGTAGTGTCAAACGGACAACCAATACATTCCATAACACCACCATCAGCCGTGAGTGGTGGAACTGCTCCAGTGTATAATCGGTTTGTGTTAATTGGAGAAATTTCGGCTCTTAGGTTCAATCCAGAGGTAATACTACTACGAGCAAATGTTACTACTTGAGGATCAATCGTAGAAATAGAAGCAGATTCCTTTACATTCGTATCAATATTGAAAGCAATAGGCATTCTCATACCTGCTTTGGTAAAGATAATCTGTTTAAT